CGAGAGCATACAACCAGCAACCAGTTGAACTACGGGGCCAAGGTTGATGACTCACAATGCGAGGCTCAGTTTGCCTTAGACTTTCAGTACGCATCCGCCGCCACTTACAGGTTTAGGATTGTCTGGGGTTCTCGATCAGGCGACAGTAATATCAACCAGACTTCAGCGATTGCAGTTCCTGCGGGGGGAACCACACACAACCTGACTGCTTCAACGACAACTGCATCAGTTGCTGTATCCGCCGCCAACATCACCGCTCAACAGACTCACTCACTTAATAACACTGTCAACGGCGTCCCAGACTTTGCTGTAATATCAGCCACTGCGACAATAACGTCGGGACAGGTTCACAACCTAACTGGCTCTGCCGATGTCACATGTTTTGATCGTGATGCAGGGGCGAACCTAGCAACGATTACAGCACAGCAGACGCACTCCCTAACGGCTAGCGCAACAACGGCATCAGCGGCTGTCGAATCCGCCTCTATTACCGGCCAACAAACCCACGAGTTAGTAGCCGAGGCCACAAACGCAGGCGTTACTGTAAGTGCTGGTATTACAGGTCAACAAACTCATGAACTGGTCGGGTCCACGACGCAATCGGTGGCAACTTCTTCTGCGTCAATCACTGGTCAACAGACTCATGGCCTGACTTCGACGACAACAAGCGTTGCTACAACTGCCACTGCAAGCATCACAGCCCAGCAGACTCATGAGTTAACTGCCCAGGCGGCGAACTTTGCGGCCACCTCTTCGGCGGTCATTTCGGGTCAACAGACACACGAACTTGTTGGTGTAACTACGACTTCAGCGATCACTGCTTCTGCCACGATTACGGGCCAACAGACCCACACCCTTGTCGCCACCACGACAAATGCTGGGGCGACAGTATCAGCCGGCATTACAGGTCAACAGACCCACGAACTCATTGCTGAAGCGGCATCGCTTGCAACGACCGCTACGGGATCAGTTGCAGGTCAACAGACTCATGACCTAACAAACTCCTCTACTGCAGGTGCGTCTCTTTCTGCGGCGATCACAGGCCAGCAAACCCACGAAATAACTCAGTCTATTGGTGCGGCCACAACCGTCTCCGGAACTATCACGTCAGATGCACAGAGGGAACTTTCGAGTTCCGTCACTTCTTCTGCAACATTATCAGTAAGCCTGGTTCAGACGCACACGCCAGAGTCCACCGCTAATACAGGAAGCGCTCTGGTATCAGCAGGGATTACCGCTCAGCAGACGCACCAGTTGACGGCCTCTGCTTCCTCCATGGCGGTTAGTGCGGCGGGCACTGTTACGGCAGTGCAATCGCACGCCCTTACTTCGTCAGCAACTGATGCCGCCGCTACGATTAGCGGATCGATCACCGCCCAACAGACTCATGAGTTAACGGCCTCTGCAACGGCAATGTCGTTGACAGCGGCAGGCGTTATCACAGGGGTGCAAACGCATGATCTTACGGTTTCGGCTGTTGACGCTAGCGTCACAATCAGCACTTCGATTACTGCACAGCAGACTCATGAGTTGGTTGCCGTTGGGCTTTCTGCGGGAGGCTCTGCTTCTGGTTCTATAACCGCAGACCAAACCTGGGAGATCAACCCAGACCCAGACCCAGACGTTATCTTCACGATATCCGCCGCAGTGACCGTGACTACAGGGCCTCAAATCAGAAGCCTTGTGGCAAACGAAGTTATAGCCAGGGCTCTTGCCCCAACGGGCCTTAACAACATTGTCTCTGCTCACGACTGGGTTCTGACGCATCAAAACACCCTGACCTTTAACGCCTCGGCAGATGCAAGCCTTGTCCGAGAGACACAGCACAGCCTTGTAGCCAGCATGTCAGTTTCCGGTGCCGCTACGTCAACGACAACTCAATCTCTTGCCCTGACTGCGGGGGTGACTGCGACAGCAGGAGCGAGTGGACAGGCTGACGGGTCGGGTGCGGCAGGCGAATCTAGCGGATCAGGCAGTGCCACTGCAACGGCGGATGCTACAATCCGTGTCCAGTACGTTCTCCAGGTTGTGATTGACGGCGTTGGGGACATTGAAGAGAACCTTTTGACAAGGAGTGAAATCGTGGCGATTGAAGAGATTTGGAATACCGGGCTAACCCAACTGGGCGTTGCTACGGTAAACTCTGCTACAAATGACACTAGCCCACAGGCGGTGCTACTTCGTTCAGTATGGCCTAACTTCCGCAAGCAGTTCATTAGTGACCACGCTTGGAACGGATGCAAGACGACGGCGTCTCTTACTGCAATGCCTGACTCAGACTTTAAGGATACCACCCGGTGGTCCAACATCTTCTCACTGCCGAGTGATTACATTCGTGCGTTGACGGTGAATGGACACAGGAACCAACCGGACAACTCCGAGTCTGTCATGTGGGAGATTGAGGCTGTGGCTAACACCAGCGGAGTGAAGAGTCGTTGCCTCTGCACAAACCAGAGCACTGCCAAGTTGGAGTATGTGTTTGACGTAGGTGACAACGTGGATCTCCTCGCACCTGCTATGAAGCACGCACTGGGACTAGCCTTTGGTGCATTTGTAGCACCCAACTTCGGTAAGTCGGCGAATGAGATCGCACTGCTGGAGCAAAAGGTGAAGGAAGCACTGCTCAAAGCCCGTGGTATCGATGGTCAAGAAAACTCTGCTCGGTACTTCTCGCCTAGCGAACTGGTAGAGTCCAGGTATAGGAGTCTGTAATGACGTGGCGACCGCAACTTAGTTTCAGAAACGGTGAGATATCGCCCCGTCTAGACGGTATGGCGAAACCGGAAGTTTACGAGACTTCCTGCAGGAAACTGGAGGGGGCTATTGTTTCCTCTAGCGGGACCGTTGAGAAGCGTAGCGGTACTACGTTTGTGGGAGACACCGTATTCGACCCGGATAACTCAGTAACGACAGATACTTACACGTCCTTAGCATGCAAGTTGATCCCGTTTCAGTACAAGAGCGACATCTATGCCCTTGTCTTCGAGGTCATGCAGGACAGCAACGGCGCAAAGTTTCACACTATTCGTGCCGTCATCAATAATGTGCTAACGAATGCAACGGGCGTTACCACTGCGGCTGGTAACGGGCCCTGGAAACAGTTAGCCAAATCGAATCTTCCGTTTAAGGCAACGGGTACTCTTTACACAGGCGGCAACGTAGACAAGAACTACCTGCCTCCGGGCTCCGGTTCGTCACTGACAAACAACTTTACGACGACCTTTGGAATGCACAACTTCACAGAAAGCCAGGTCCTTGAACTGGAGTACTTCCAGCGACAAGGACAAGGTTGTCGTCATGCATGCAGACAACTTCCCTATAGAAGTGTGCGTTGAGGAAGACAAGTTGACGACCCGCCCGTATGAAGTCTCTCGCAGATCTCCTGAGGTGCGCCTTGTTGGAGACCGGTTTAGCGTATCCGCTACGAAGTTAACTGACGCCTCCGGCGGAGGTGGCTTTTTCAGCACAGGTGAACTTGTAGCCACACGGGATTTCTTCACCAACTTGGACAAAGGGGCTATTTATCGCATTGGATACATGCGGTTTCACAATGCAAACAATGACCCGGACTCGTCTGTTTATGGAGATCACGTAGAGACTGGGATGGGACTTTGGGTTCGCATTTCAGACGTGATTAGCCCAAGAAAAGCAGAAGTCCGAACCCTCCACAACTACAATATGGACATTGGGTCTGCGGCTTTCCACCAAATGGCAGACATGTTCTTGGACCCCGCTGACTGGGATGGTCCTTACAAGGACTCTGGATACGCACTTGATGCAAGTACAGACGCCAGGAGGGACCTGGATGACCCTGACAGGACTCAAAGGTTCTTTGCTTGCAACATGACTTCAGTCACATTGCCTACAGCCATATCTGCGAATCAGTTGGTGGGTTGTTTAATCTCAGAAAACAACAACACTAATACGGACTACTTCTACCAAGTGGCTGAGTGTAACGACAGCAGTGGCTCGAACCCCTCTACTCCAGTGTATAGAGCCTTTGCAATAAACCGGTCAGGGCCTAGTGGCTCTATCAACCTTTCTGCCGCACCGATATATACGCTGAGGGATCGAAAAACTGACAAGCCTGTTCCTCAAGTTGTCATAAAAAACATCAATACCGCTACAACCAATGGGCTTTCTACTACTGCTAACTACGCTATGCGTACAACGGTTCCTGGTGACAGTGTTCAGATTTACTTTGGGGGCATTAACAGCGACCAGTTAGTGGACTTTGTGCCTGCTGGGCATGAAACCGCTTGGGACACCTACGAAAGAGGGGACCAGTTAACCCCTGACACGAAAGCCAGGCACGGTGGGGTGGTCCATGTGAACGGTGGGACCTTTGCCATAACTTCCAGGAACGACAACTGCTTCCTAGCGAAGTGCATCACGGGTCCAAAAACAACTGTCCCTACTGCCAAGTACTCTTTAGGTTGGTCACACGCAGTGGGATTTCCCAGCGCTGGCGCTAGCCACCAGGGTCGTGTCATGTTTGCCGGGTTCAAGGGTGAACCTCAGGTCGTGGTTGGTAGCGTGGTTGACGAGCCTGAAAGGTTTGACCTTGGGGGGACAGCCACCGACGGAATCCACTTCATTGTGAATGACTTGCGGGGGAGCCGGGTCCGATTCCTAAAATCCACTGAGGATTTGATTATCGGAACTGACACCGGAGAGTTTAGCGTCAAGGGAAGCCCTCTATCTGCGGTCAGCGCTGGGGTAGATCGTCAGTCTTCCTATGGTTCGGCAAGCATTCGACCGGTGATGGTCGGCACTTACCTGCTTTTCGTTCAGAAGGACAGGAAGACCGTTCGAGCCATGAGGTACATCGATCAACGCCAGAGGTATACCAGTATAGATATCTCTTCTGATCATGAGCACTTCTTCAGAGATGCTACGATCCAGGAGATGGTGGTCTGGGAAACAGAGCATGACCCGGTTGTAATCTTCAGGCTCTCTGACGGCGAATACCTGGCTGTCCGTGTCAACGAGAATGCAGGCTTCTTTGGCTGGTCTCGCTTGAAACTGCCTACAGGAGCCTCCCTCTGCCCGAGTCGCAACTACCTGCAGAACGCCAGCGGTGACAGAACCTCCGGTGACGACTTCTACATTGCAGTGGACGCAGGCGACTTCTACAGATTGTACCGCTACGACAGCACATTGTTCCTAGACGAAGCGGTGACCATCGACATCAGCGCCAGCAGTGCTACGTCTCTGGTTTTCCCTCAAGAGTTCTGGAGAACCTCTAGTGACACCGCCCTTTCTGCACCGATCACACACTTGGACGGTCAGACGGTGAGCGTTGTGTTGGACGGGTACTACAGAGGCGAGTTCCCGGTAGCCGCCGGTACTCCCTCTACCATCAACATTAGCAGTCTGGGTTTGTCAGCAACACCCACCACTGCGGTTGTTGGCAAGAAGATTGAAATGAAAGTGCAACCTCGGGTGCCCGAAGTGGGCGCTCCTCCAGGTGCCACCCTTGGTAAAAGCAAGAACTACTCGTCAGTGATTGTCAACTTGAACAACTCAAAGACGGTACAAGTGAATGGATACGAAGCAGACGGCACGATCTTCACTGCAACAGCAGACCACCCAACACTGCAAGGTTGGTACGAGGTGCCAGTGACGGGGTTGTATGGTGTTCAGCCCTTGTTGGAGATATCCTCTGACCGTCCGTATCCTGTTGAACTGGCTGGTATTACGATAGATGTGAGCGTGGAGGGCTAATGTCAGAAGAGTTTGAAATGGGCACCTCTGGTGCCATGGCTGGAGCGCAACTGGGTAAGTTGTTTGGGGCAGTCGGAGGCCCTGCTGGCGCCGCTGTTGGCTTGTTGGTCGGTGGGCTCGTTGGAAGAAGCGCCAAGAAGAAACGCAAAAAAGCCGAACAACTAGCGAGGGCGGCTAAGCGCAGAAGCCTCCTGGGTCGTGCTGGAGAAATCATCCGCACCGAATCGGCCAGGGCTATAGATGAGCGATCTAAGTACGCACTTGGGGGACTGGACACGGCTTCAGGTTCTGCAGGTGCTACAGACACGGGGACTATGCGTGAAGCGGTGTATAAAGGCGAGGCGGTTCTTGCTGGACTGCCTGGCCGCAAAGACGATGAGTTTAGATCTTTGGCATAAGAGGTAGTCATGGCAATGTTCAACATCACAGGTGCTCAGAAAACTCCGGCTGACATAGGGGTTGATACCAGCGCCTACGAAGAAGCAGTCAGGGATTACGAAAAGCACATGTCTGTTTTCAACTCTGTAGTCCAGGGGGTCCAACTTGTGTCCGGTCTTGCTCAAGAGGACAGGGCAAAGAAAAGCAAAGAGGACAACCTCGCCTTTCAAGAGTGGGAGGCCACGAATCTCCCCAAGTTTGAAGACGAACTGCAAGAGGCGGCGACTACGGCTGGTCAAGAACAGAAACTTGAGAAGTCCTATGTAGGTACCCCTTTTGGAAAGGGTGGGCTACGCAGAGGGCACGTTCTTCCAAACAGAAATGAGATCGTCTCGGGTCTTGTTGACGAGCAACTGAACGAACTGAACCTGCAAACAGACGGAGGCTAAGAAGGTCAAAGAGTCTACTCGTCGAATCATGATGGCCCAAGCCCTAGACCAGTTTGATGCCTACTACGATGCCGGCTTAGCAAAGCAAGTGGTTCGCCCTTTGGAGACCGAGCAAAGCCTTGACGCTTACATGGAAGGCGCCCAGCAGAGGCTGAAGGATGCACCGTTTACAGATGACGAGGCCCGTTCGATTGTTAAAGGCGAGATCGTAAAGACGGCTGTCCAGTTTTCCAATGACGTGAACTTGGCAGACATGGCAAGCGGTGGGGCTGACGAAATCGAGAGCATTAAGAATCGTGCGGAAGCCATGAATCTGGACGGTTTGACTATTGCCCAGATGGAATCAAACATGCGGTCGTCTTTCAATGAGTCCTTGTCTCAACTCGATGACCAGAGCCTGTTTGAAATGTCGGGCGATCCTAACAGGACCTCCCAGTTTATCAAGAACCTGCAATATGCGTCTGACCCTGTTCAGGCAGAGGTTCTGGGTGAAACCGCACGGGACTACAAGACGCTGCAAAAGACTCCCTTGGGTACAGCGGGGCAACAGGTTGCGGCCAGGGGTGCCGTGAGCAACACAACCAACGTCACTCCCTTCATTGCCATGAAGAACAGAATCCTGCTGGATAGAGAGACCGATCCGAAGACTCTTAAAAACAAACTCGTCACTCAGATTACATATCCTAAAGGGGGGAAAGTTCATCATGTGCTTGGCGCTACGGCAAACGACATACTGCCCGATGGGTTCGTTGCCGCTGTGCCGTCCAGTGGAAGTTCAGGAGGCGGTGGTGCCGGCGGCGGATCTACCAGTGCGACTTTAGCATCTGCCGAGTTTTTAGGCGGGACGAAAAAGGGCCAGGCGATCAATCTCGTGGCGACAGAGAATGCGAATGCCTTGTCATTTATGAACCTTCTTGCTGGGACTATCAGCGAGGGTGGTGACACAATTTTTGCCGCCGCTGACATAAACACCCCAGCGAACGTGGCTTTTATTGAGCAGTTCTTGCGTGACAGCACGGTTGCTCAGAATGGTGTCGAACTGGATGAGAAAACTGCGCCGGTATTTCTTCGAGAGATGCAGGACAACGGACTCATCTACGATCCTGAGTCCGAGTCCTTTGCTTTTGACCCCCGAGGGTTGAGCGCTCTCTCTGGGGACAAACTCATTGAGCGATACAATGCCAACCTTGGGTCAGGTGTGCCTCTTGCTCGTGAGTTCAAAGTGATCTATCCGAACAGAGCCGGGGCTGACGCACCATACTACTTTACTGGCGTTGACGAAAATGGAGTTACTCTCCCCATTGCCTACGATTCTAACAGCAAGGCGTACCACGACCTTCTTAGTGGGATAACGACGGAGCCGGTGTACAGGGGGATCGCCGGAGAAGGGTACCGTGCAAATCCGCAAGTGCGTGAATACCTCCAAGGTGGCGGTACTACTGACATCGGTACAGATGATTCCGTCGACGTTGGGGTTGAAAACGCAGAGGTAGAGAGCGAAATCAACACCGCCCTTAGCGAGATGGACCCTGCTATTGTCGAGGAGATGATGAGCCAGTTGAACGAGGCAGGCTTAGTACGACCCCGACATTGAAACACCAACAACGATTGCTGGCATTGCGGCAACTCTTGCGGGACTTGGCGTTACGACAAGGGCTGGGTTGGCCAGGCTTACCGGTTGGCATGGGTCAACTGAGAAGTCTATTGAGCGACGTGTCGGGCACCGGATTTCAATCCCCCCTTCACTAACCGAACTCGACTACATGGCTGATGACGGGTGGAAGAATCTTGTGGAGCGCCCCAAGATGTTAGACCAGCCGACTCGCAATGCAGTCAGGAAGATGCTGTTAGACACCGGCGCTACTGAAGAAATGATTGAGGAGGCCCTCAAGGAGGGAGCCGAGAGAGGTGAGAGCCATTTCTTAAAGTTGACGACCACCCAAGGGTACCAAGACTTCTCCAGGGTTGCGGATATTCCGTACACAAAGAGGCATCTGATTGACACCATGAAGGACAGGGCGCTTGTTGACTTGCTGAAGACTGTCCCGGACTGGGAAATGAAGCGCTACTTATTACAGGAGGGGATCAAAAACTTCTCCGGCAGACCTGTGGCAGGCGCTCCCCTAAGGGCTTATCAGACGATGAAAAAGGTCGGCGAGAAGATTGCTGGCCCCGAAGATGCTGGCACATTCCGCAAAACAGCAGGCAAGACACTTCTTCTACCCTCGACTATAGTAAAAACCATCTTGGACCCAAGAAATCTACTCGTGGTCGCCGCTGAAATGGGGCTTGAGTATGCGATAGAGAACATCCTCCAGGACGACAACACGCTTAAAGTGGGCTTGGCCTATCGGAACAAGCAAAGAGCGAAGCGAGGGCTAGAGCCGCTCACTGCCATGCAATACAGCGGGCAGTCGCTTGCTGAGTATCATGGCATCCCACATACGATCAANCAGAACTTGGAGCGGATGGGTCAGTCGTGGAAATACGTTGAAAGGGCCAGGGGAGAGCGGTGAGGGGGAACTCGTTGGTCGTGCACGCCAAGGCCTAGAACTGTTGCAAGGTGCCCGTCGGATTGCCGCTGAGATATTATTTTGGGGCAACTGGGGAACACATAGAAGGGACGATCACTAGCCTGTCTGAACCATCGCTTTGGGCTACCAGCGGTGGTTACCCACGAAAAAGGCAGTGGCGTGACGCTCCTGCTTTACCCACTGCCGAAGAGTACGACATGTTTAAGAGGCAAGACTNCTTCAGAGAAACATGGGGTTCAACGGAGCCTCTTCTTGCATTGGAATCCCATAGCGAAGACGCCATTGTTCTTCCTGCAAATGTCGTGGACAGCCTCACTAAAATAACTGGTGAACCCATGGACGG